GCCACGCTTTGTTTTCGATGAGGGTAGTTACCTCTTATGGGACGAACCTGGTAAAGACGGTATATATGTAGCGAGTGTTGATACTTCCGAAGGGGTAGGGGCTGATTATTCTGTAGTGCAAATATTTGATTACAGCGACCTCACAAATATTAGACAAGTAGCAACATATTGTAACAATACTATATCCCCTTATAACTTTACCGAAAAGGTATATGAGATATTACAACATTGGGGCAATCCGCTAGTCTGTATAGAGAGAAATAACTGTGGTGCGCAAGTAGTTGATAATCTAAGCCGTACTTACAATTATGAAAATATAGTATCGTGGGGAGCATCAACGGCAGGTAGAGCAAAAGGACAGCTAGGTATTATAGCGCACACAAATACCAAGCATAAAGGTGTTACTAATATGAGATACTGGGTTAATGAGCTTGAAAGTGTTGAAATACGCGATGTTAATCTAGTAAAAGAGTTGAGAGATTTTATTAGATATCCTAACGGTACTTGGGCAGCAAAGCGTGGAGCTGGTAATCACGATGATAGGGTTATGTCAATGATATGGAATCTAATTATTCTAGAAGATGAGGTTGTTAAAAAGTATTTTGAAGTATCTCAGTTAGATAAAAATAATAAACCGTTACAGATTAAGCAATTCGACTTTGGGATTAAATATTTTATGAACCCGACGTCAATGTATAGTAATGAAAAGGATGGAAGCATGGATAGTACTTCACCTATTATAATAGGCAATGCTATGAATCAAGATTCTGATCTAGATCAACTTTACAACGCCGGCTTTAGACCGCTACAATAATATGTCGATAAATCAATCACAGTTAAATAAGAGTAGATTAGATAAGTTTTTAATGGTTATCAACTTACCTGATTCCTTGAAAGGTATTAACACGACAGATCTAGGTACCCGTGCAGATAAGAAGGTAAATGAGAATTCTCTACAGTTTTCAGTTTACGGTGCAGTAATTCCAAGTGTTACGGTACCGGAAATTACTGAACAATATGCGGGTCAAAGTTTTAAAATCTCCAGCCATGCGAGACCAGCCTATAATAATGTTACGGTTAATTTCACCATCGATAACAAGTTTAATAACTACTGGGTTTTATATAAATGGTTGGACTTGCTTAATAACGATAAAGGATCGGTTTTTGATATAGATGATTTATCTAAAACGCCGAAACTACCAGCTGTTAGTAAGAGTAAAGAAAGATCGTCTAATCCACCAGATTTGTATATGGCTGATATGACTCTTTACGCTAAGGATGAGTTTGATAAAAACGTTGCAAAATTTCTCTATAAAAATGCTTTTCCGGTTAGTTTAGGTCAGATTAATTATAATTATCGTACAGAAGGTGAGATCGAAACGACATTTGAATTTGCATTCTCTCAGTTATTAGTGGAGTTATTATAAATTTTTATTACTGAAAACCATAAATAATATTATGGGACGTACAATTCAATCACCTGGTGTAGAGATTAAAGAGATCGATTTAAGTTTGAGACCAAACATAGCTACTGGTACAACAGTACTAGCTACTGGTTTTGCAGACAAAGGACCGACCGATGAGGTTATTCAAGTTACAAGTTTAAGCGAATTTGAACAAATTTATGGGGTACCAACTACCCCCGCGGAGAGATATTTCTATCATACCGTAAAACCGATTTTTAACTCACAAGCTAATATCATGACATACAGATTACCGTACGGTAGCGATACCGGTGAAGGTTTTGGTAATTCATTCGGAGCATTAGCATATCCTGTTGTGCCTGTAGCGTTATCTGCTAATAGCACTACTTTAACGGCTTATAGCTTAAGCAGTTACAATCAACCGTTATATGATAACGGTGATGCAATTCCTGTTGTCTATACTTTCGGCAAACCAGTACATTATGAACTCACAGAAGTACAGTATAACAACATTTTGAAAGGTGATGGGTTTACCTGGAGCGAGGAAACCGCAGGGCACTCAGATTTAACTGGGTTTAATGACCTACAGAAGGCTGGTATGATTGTCCTTAACAAAGGTCAAACAACCGTTAATACAAAATTTGAAGGATTTTACTTCGGTGCAATTGATAATTCAAATATCAACGACGTCACTGATTATGACGGTATTCTTACAACTGAAACGATAACCAAGAGTGCTGCTGTAACAACTAGTTATACCACACTACCTACACCGCGTCTAGGATTTTCATTATCTGCGCAGAATAACGCTCTAACGAACACCTTCGGTCAGGAAGATGACAGCGTTTCTGAAATAATGGAAAATCTAGCTCAGTTCGACCTTTCAACATCGTTATTTGACGATACGCTTTCAATCGGATTATTCAAGTTAAGACAGTCGGTTTTTGCATCTGATGTGATTAAGCTCGATTACGTTTTATCAGAAAGCTATGTCGGTTCACTTGATTATCACCGTCAACAGCAATCACAGACCGGTGGATCCGCTCAATCGTTCTTTATAGGCACGAAAGAGGATCAATCGCCGAACATTACTATCATGGTTAACGAAAACCTTTCGCGTAAGAACGGAGATACGTGGAGAGGTTTAGATGGTAAGCCTGTTAATAAAGTAAGATTAGCGAGAGGATTAGATACTAAGTTTAGCCAACTTTCAACTACATATATTCCTGAAGATTATCGTAGCTTAACAACAATAGATGCATCTGTTTCTGCAGAATTAATAGCTGCTGAAGAAGGTAATCAGGCTAATAGCTTATTTACCATCGGAGCATATAGTGCGCCAAATGCTAAAGGTGCATCAAAGGATCTTGGGTCTATTCCTAAGAAACTTGATAGATTGTTAGATACTATTGAAAATCCTGATATTTATGATATTGATATTACTGTAGAAGGTGGGTTAGGTACTATTAACGCTGCTCGTATAGAAAATGGCGATAGTAAGTATTTTGATGATACAGCCCATGTTGAATTGTCATCGTATTATACTTCAGACCCGACTACTATTGATAATACAGATTACAGAGATAATTGGAAGACTATCTATAATAAGTTTAACAATTTCGCCGAAAAGAGAAGAAAGGATCACTTGTTTATTGCTGACCTTCCGAGACCAATTTTCGTTCAAGGTGCAAATTATAAGACATTGCAAGATCCTAATAAGAACTTCTCGCTTCATATCGGCGCTCCTATTAAAGCGTTTACTTCAATTCTTAACTCAAGCTACTCAACAACATATGCATGTTGGTCGAAGGTATACGACGCCGTATTGGATGATCAGACATGGGTACCTTTCTCAGGTACAGCTGCTGAGTTGATGGCAAACACAGATGCTAACTTCCAACCATGGTTTGCACCAGCTGGATTTACTAGAGGTAGAGTTGGTAGTGTTAATGATATCGTACTTTATCCGAAACAAAAGCAAAGAGATAATCTCTATAAGAACTCTGTTAATCCAGTTGCGTTCTTCCCTGGAGATGGTTTTACAGTTTTCGGTCAAAAGACACTTCAAGCTGCGCCAACAGCGTTTGATAGAATTAACGTGCGTAGATTGTTCTTAAACCTTGAGAAATCTACCAGAGCAACGATGAAGTATTTTGTATTTGAGCCTAATACACTCTTAACTAGAACACGTGTTATTAATACATTAACACCTATCTTTGAGAGAGCAAAGAATACTGAAGGCCTTTACGATTATTTGATCGTTTGTGATGAGAGAAATAATACACCTGACGTTATCGATCAAAACGAGCTAGTTGTTGATATCTATCTCAAGCCAGTTAGAGCTGCGGAGTTCATCTTAGTTAACTTCTACGCAACACGTACTGGTACTGATTTCAACGAAATCATTGGTTAATTTTAAAAGTTATTTTAAATCAAGCCGGCCTGAAAGGGTCGGCTTTTTTTTGGTCGTATATTAAAAAGACCCTATTTTAGATTAAATAATTACATGGCAGACGTTAAACAAACGATACAAGATTTTTATACACAGGCTCAAGCTAAAGATTTTGCAAGAAACAATCTTTTTAGAGTGTTAAATATAGACTTTGGAGG